TGTCCGATAGCTGTGCAATAGCTGCCGAACCCCGAAGGTGTGCAAGGGATGTTAACGCTCCCTCCTCGTGACCTCGACCATCCGACGGACGCTTGAGGTGTGACACGAGAAGCAAGGCGATGTTACATTCCTCCACAAGTGAGCGAAGCTTGGTCATCAAGTTGTCAATGATCCGTCGTTCGTCCCCGTCTTGCATCCCACTTACCACAAGCGAGACGTGATCAAGGACAATGTATTCGACGTCCATGGCTTTCGACATGTGAGCGACGTGAGATAACAAACGTTCCGGGTCAAGCGATCCCCAATGATCATATAACCAGAAGCGACCAGAGCCGACTGTCTTGTTGTAAGCTTTGTTAAACTCGTCGGAGTCTTTGATCGAAGCCGGGTCAAGGTGTAACAACTTCCCCATCTCCAATCCAACCACGCCAAGTGCTGTGCGCTCCACTGATTCCTCAAGGGCGATGTAACCTACAGACTTATCAGTGGTGGTCAGGATGTGGTGGGCGATGACACGACACACTTGTGACTTACCGATACCAGATCCCGCACAGAAGGTAACAATCTCTCCCTTGCGTATTCCTCGGGTCATGTGATTCAAACCTTGAAACGGATACGGTATGCTTTCGGTGTTCTTAGGATTGAGAAGGCGTTCGTGCAGTGTCGCCCCATCCACAATACAGTCAGGTTTCCAGACGTTAGACCGAAAGATCGCATTGATTACTTCGTCCGAACGTCGTTGCATCAAACACTCATTGGCATCCTTTAACGGCAAGCGAGCGACCTTGGCTTTCCCTTGCGGTAACAATCCGACGACATTCTCCACGGCTTTGCGCCCGGCGTCGTCCTCGTCAAACATAAGGATCACCTCGTCCCACTTGTCGAGCCACTCAAGGTTGTTCTTGAATACTTTGACAGCGGAGGTGGAACCAGTCGGTATCGAAACCACCGGCCACTTGTTCTCTTGGATCTGCGACACGCTTAACGCATCAATCTCTCCTTCGGTAATAACAACTTTCTTACCTCCCATTGGAAACAAATGTTGTCCGTAGAAGCGTTTAGCAATGTCTCCTCGGATCTCAAATCGTTTCCCTTCGAAGCGTAGCTTCTGTCCAATTAGGCGGCGGTTGTCGTCGTAGTAGTCAGCAATGTGACACGCCCTACCTCCAACCTTACCAATCCTATAGCCCATCTTACGGACGGTATCGAGGCGTATGCCACGAGGTGCTATCTCCAGATACTCACCTTCGACAAAATCGCCGGGAGGAGCTTCTGGTTGAGGCTTTGTTATTTTCATATCAGGTGTTGTTAATGTGATCGAGGTCGTAGCCTCGGAACGGTCGTAATGGTTGCACGAAAAACAGAACGTAGAACCATCACCGTTGACGCTCAAGGCGTCCGATGAGCCGCAGTTTACACACGGCTGGTGAGTTGCTAGATAACCCATTCTCTTGGTATTTTCATCTCGCACCAAAGGAACCCGTGCTTGTCACACCAGTCCCCGTAGGTGGTCTTGCTTCGTTTGTTGAGAGTGTTCGACGCACGCATGAAGCAGAACCTTATGTCCAACTCCGGGTGTTGCTTCTTGATTAACAAGTGCTTACCCCGGTCAGACGAAAGGAACCGCCCCTTAGCCTCGATGATCACACCGTTAGATAACACAAAGTCCGGTGTGTAGGTGTGAGGCTTAAGGTAGCGGATTAACTTACTCTCGTAGCCAAAGTCAACCCCCGACCTTTTCAGATCGAGGGCCAACTTCTGTTCAAACTTAGAACGGAACCGAGGCATCCTTCGTGTCGTTGTCAAATGCGTCGTCCAAGTCTTCCGAAACGAACGAACCATCTTCAGCGTCAAACGCGAAGCCACCACCACCTGCATTGTATTCTACAAGGTCGATGATCTGTGCTGCCTTCAAACGAAGGGAATAGCCAAAGCCTTGCGACGGGACATACCAAGCCGAAGGCTCAACCCCAAGCTTCATTGTAGTTCCACTTCCGATGTTCGGTGGGTTGTGGATCTTGTGTCCTTGGCTATCATACAGGATGACGTTGAAGTTCATCAAGCCGCGTGTCGGATGTTCCTTTGAGGCGACCTGCTTTGCAAGTAACACATACTCTCCGTCATCGTTAATCCGAAGAGGTGTAGTGCGAGCACGGTGAAGTTCTTTCTTCCCGCTTTCTTTGAGCAGTCTTTCATACTCACTATTGAGCCACGGCTTAAGCTGTGCTTCGAGTGCTTCGTAATTCTCCTTGGTAAGAACCAACGTGACGGAATAAACTCCGGCGGCGTTGAACTTGGTGTCAGGAGTGACGAGCTTCGGATACAGGGCTTTGCCAATAGGCGTTGTTAGTTGTTTCATAGTTTCTTTATTTCTTTGTTTTTCTCAGTCAGTTGTTAACTGAAAAAGTATTTTGAATCACGCAAGGTGTTAACATCAAAGTCTCCGTAGTCTGGAAGGGGCGGCAACTCCAACCCATCGCTTTCCCATTGCTCTTTCAGGTCAGCGAGCAGATCGTTCGAGAACATATCACAAAAGACATCTCGAATGGAAGCGGAAAGTAAATCACAGTTGTTACTGTGGGTGGCGAACGAATCGTGGATCATCGCAAAGTCATAGATCCCCCGGCGGTGCGCTTCGTTCACTGTCAAGACCAGACCAGAAGCGTCCAACGAGTGAATAACATTTGGGGCTGCGCCATTGGCTTGTCGTCGGCTGTCAATCTCGTCGGTGGTATCCTTGAATCTCACTGCTGTCAAAGAACCGTGCAACCACGTCGATACCTTTCGAGAGACTTGCTTCCGGTAATCCTGTGTGACCTTGAATCCACTCGGTGTTATCCACTCCAACGGTCCGTTGTCTCGTGCCTTTAACATCGCCACCTCTTGCAACCAATCCATCACTTTCTTTGGCTTGGTTAACAATTCCTCAATGCTGTCCCACAGGTGGTCGGCAAGGTATTTGATCGCAGGGTATTTATAGTCACGCCCAAAGACACAAGGTCTAGCCTCTTCCTCCAACGTTTCAAAATACCATTGCTTCACGTAGTCCCGGTTCGAGTAAGGCGTCAAGCCGTAGGAATAACACATCACAGGACGCTTCGCCATCTTGCGTGTCAAACCAAAGTCTTTCCAGATCCTCGAAAAATTTTTGCCATCTTTTGCGTCCCGGCATATCTTAAGGTAGGTGTAGTCGGCAACCATCTTATAGATGTCCTCGGGCTTGTCCGTCGGCGCAACGTTCGTCGCAAAACATCCGTCCGGGTCACGAGCGAGCAGTGAAAGAAGCTGAAGACCGCTGTTCGTTGCATCCATTGCACAAGGTAGATGCGTCTCGAAGTTAGAGGATCTGCGTGTGTGATATTCCGACCACTCAAAGCACCAAGCCAGAAATTGCCATGGGTCGTCGGCGTCCTGCCACTCACGATTAGACCGAGGATCACTTGCAATCTGGATCGCATTGCTTGTAAAGTCATCGGCCCACGAACGGCGGTCTTCAAAAGTTGTCTTGTCGTATCCGAAGCAGTTCGCCCCGTGAATCCCGAGCCACTTAAGGTCGTCTTCGGATTTGATCTTTAAACCTCTGTGGAATTTTAACAATCCTCGACAGTGGTCCGGTCCTTGGTAATTCAGAAACGCCGGGATCTGATAGATGCGCCCACGGAAATCACAGGACGACGGCATGAACATACGCTTGTCCTTATACTTACGAGCTAACATCAAGATGCGCCCAATAAGGATGCGTTTCGACTCAAGGCTAAGGTTGTATTGGGCAAGCTCCCGTTTGTTATCCCTGTGGTTTCGTTTCTCCTCCGTCGTCGCTTCATCCCCAACCCAATCAGGAAGCGGTATGTCCTCACGAGGTGGAAGCCCGATGCGTAGGTCGTTGTCCCAAGCCCACTCAAGGACATCAAGGACTTTGTTATTGATCGTGTAAGGTGTCTCTTGGATTAAGTTGACGGCGTTGTAAACCTCCGGCATGTCCGGGGCTTCACGTAACAACTTTCGCTCCGAGCAACGGATGAACGGAAGAACCGGAAGGGAGCTTTGCATCCCGTAGCCTCCCCCATAGACCCCATCCCACGGCTCCGGGCTTTCCACCATCGGCATCCAGAAAGGTAACAATACCTCACGGTAGTTATCGTATTCGTTAATCCAGTCCCGAGTCATGTCCGAGATCTCTACCATGCGCTGTGGCTTGTAGTGCTTGCGTTTCCGGTGCGCCTTCTCGGTGTATTTAATCAAACCCGTGTAAGCTTGGATCAACTCAAGGATCATCGCGCCACACCCCAACTTATCCCGGCGCGTCCAATCGTCCCAACCTGCGTTTTCGTTTCGAGCCGTCTTGTGAAGGTATCGACTTGCGACATCCCCAGCCCGAGCATTCTGCATCCTGTGCACTAGGCGTCCTCCGAACTCATGGGTGCGTATCAAGTGGTCAGATAACAACTGATCCTCGACCGCTCTACCAATCCGAAAGGCAGTGCTAGAAAATGATCGGGGTGAGTTTAAAGAGTCCAACGCAGACTTTACCCCGAGGAAAGCTACGGCTTTTAAATCGTTGTCCTTGATCTCCACCAGCAGCCTTTGCCACTTGGTCTTGTTTCGGATCTCTCGGATTTTGTCCAACGATTCAAGTAACGCCCGCCACATAGGATCAACAGCGTCACGCATGATACGACGACCAGCGTGCGTAAGGGAGCCGTGTGCTGTGCTAGATGTCTTACGATACCGGCTAACGCCGAGGTCTAGCATCTCCTGATTTAATCGCTGTTGATCCATAGTGGTGAAGGTGTTCAATGAAGGTAAACAAGAAACCTTGTGCGCAGCTCTCCTACGCCTCTATTCCTTCACCTACTGGAAGTGAATCTATCAGCCGTTTCCGACGTGCCTTTAATCTAGCGATGGCTTGCTCAATCATCAAGATCTCATCTTTAATAAACAAGATATTTGGCTTAACTTTCTTTGGCTTGGTCATTTTCTAATCAACGTCATAAAGTTAGCAATAACATCCTTACCGTAAGGATTAATGAACCACTTGCCGACGTGCGTCTTGTGCGATCCGTCAACGTGCAAGGTAACTTCACACCGAACAAGGTTCTTTGTCGCCATGTCTGCCATCGCGCCGTAAGCGGTAGCCCGTGTGACTCCGAAGACTTTCGCAATCTCCTTGGCTGTCACTCCGTTCTTCGACCCAACGTAAGCTAACATTGAAACCCGTGCAGTCTGTTTAATACCTGCTTCTAAAAGGTGACCGAAAGCCACCGCCATCTGTTTTGTTTGTATGTTTTTCATCATTTTATGTATTCACATCTAAATTCACCAACTAAAAACGGATCATGTCTCGTAATTGAATCGACTATCCATACGTCTTCTGAAATTTCTTCGTAGTAAGCTGAGATGTAATCATCAAGTGTTTCCTCATCCAACGCCCTCCAAGTATTAGCCTTCAGCTTAAGAGCTTTTTGGGCTCGTTCAAGGGTAACAAAATGTGCCGCAGCCCACTCCCAAAGGTCTTTAAAATAAGTGAACCCACTCACGATGTCCTTTACGTTAATAATCATCTCCCCATTCTCTTCGCGGCAGTGTTCGTCTCGTTCAGAAATCCACTCACCGAGATGGACGCAAAGGTTTCTACCCCAACGATCTTCTCGAAGATGAAGGATTTTAGCTATTAGTTTGTTTTCGGTTATTGTTGTTTTCATAGTTTTGTTTTTTGTTATTTTCTCTCTAGGAGATCTCTAGCTGCCGCAAGGTCCGTCGGAACGAGCTTGGCATAACGTAACGTCATGTGGATGTCTTTATGGCCCATCCAATGCTGGACGACCTTGACGTTAATTCCTTTGCTCATCAACCGAGTCGCACACGTGTGGCGGCAATGGTAAAATACGAAGTCTTTAAGTAACTCTGGAGCCCTTCGGCGTAACCTAGCCCACTCCCTTGTGATTCGGTAGGACGTAAAACGTCGCCACTCCCCAACCGTCTCAAGGGCTTCTAGGGCTTTCGAGGTGAGCGGGATTGTGCGTGGCTCCCCGTTCTTTGTTTTAATAACATCAATCACCGGCCCAACGATAGGATCACGACGGATCATGTCAGCGGTCAAGCCCAACGATTCCGAAGGTCGAAGCCCGGTTTCGATAGACCAGACAAAAAACAGGCGAAAGGCGTCGTCGTCGATAACATCCTCTATCGCCTTCTGCTGCTCATTTGAAAAGAACCCAATGCGGGCGTTGGATGGTTGCTTGATGCGTGGAACCTTGAACCCAACGCTGTGGAAGCCTCGTTCCCGTGTGAAGTCTAGGCAGGTCTTGAGGGTTTGGAGTTTGCTGTTAATGGTCGCCGGCTTGTTGCCCTTCTTTTGCTCGGCTTGGATAACCTTGTCGACGTGCTCTAAGCGTAAACCCCCGGTCGTCTTGGGTAAGTTCTTGATCCAAAAGCGAATGTTCCGCTGCTCCACCTCCTCCCGGGCACGACCGGCCCAACGATTCGCAAATGTGATTTCAAAGAGTTCTTGTATTGTTTTTCTTGCCATGCCCAACGTTATTACAGGGCGTTTTAAAGGGCGGCAAGCTTTTTCTTTAGCAATAACTCACAAAAAAGAAAAACCCCCCTAGAATCAATCTAGGGAGGCTTGAAAGGGTGGCTTACTGCTCTAGGTAGTTTATAGCCATAGACGTATCATCCGACGACTCCGCACCGAAGTAAGGCTTTTTAGCCTCCTTTTTAAGGTATTTAAGGTTAGCTCGTGGGAAGTTAATCAACTTTGAAATGTGACCGATACCGATTTTTGAAAAATCATAATCCCAAAACTCAATTTCCTTTTGCATCTTTAACACAATCTTAAGGGCTTTCTTTTGGGTCCTTCTTTTTTCGAGATTTAAGCGTTTTAGGTCAAGTTCCCTCATTTCTTTTGTTTTTCGTTTTTTTGTCATAGTTTAACTGGAGCTTAGTTATTAACTCCCCACAGCTCCCCCACCATAACAGGCCGGGAAGCTGGCCGGGAATTAAAAACACTCTCGAAAGACGGCTTGCACCTTAACGGCTCCCCCGTCCCTATGCGCGGCAAGGAAGGTGTCGGGCTCCCGTCCCTCCGGGAAAAACATCCGCTTACAGTCTTCAAATACTTGACTCCACGGATGCGGATAATAACCGCAAAGCCATTCCTCGTGCAAGTCGCACGGCTCTTTTCCGGTGTTGCGTTCTTCAATCACTACAAATTCCGCGCAAAGGTCCACCGGGATAGAATACTCACCGCACGGACGACAAAAGAGAGGGAAAGAATACCCGCCGCGAACATCGGCCCCGGTGTGAATATAGACCACGGTCAAAGTGTCGTCATCGGCAAAAAGCCAATCGCTCTTTGTCTCTCGCGCATAGACTTCCCAAACGTAGACTTGCGAAAGGTCGCTTTCATCATTGTAAGAATTGCCCCGCTCTAATTGTTCAAGCCTTAACACTTCAATCGCGAACTTTTCTCCCGCTTCAAACCAAGGAAGTTCTTTATTTTCGGGACGGCGTGCCCAATCGTCAAAACGCTTTTGAATTTTTAGATCAACCTCTAAATGTTCCGCTAAAAGGTGCGCCGTGTTAATGGTTGCGCCGTATTCGTCCACGGTCACCGCCGGAGCGTCTTTGGGTTGCCACGGTTTTTGCCAGTGTCGCCCGCTTGCGCCGCCGGAGTCTAGAAAGTGTTTCCCGGAGTTATAACGGCAAGCGTCGGAGAATAAGGCTAAGTTGTCTTGTTTTGTTTTCATAGTCATTAAGGTGCGATTAAACGCAAACAGCTCCCCGAATAAATAACATTCGAGGAACTGGGGAGCGATCAACGGCGCAAGCTATCAAGCTTCTTTCGATCCGCTTCCCGCTTCATGTCCGCGAGTCTTTCTTCATCCGTGCGCTTGTCGGTTACGATGATAACAAACAAGACAAACAAGAAAAGACTGACACCGATTGCAAACGTGATTTCTTCGTTCATCTTTGTGTTCTGATTGGCATAACAATCGCGAAAGCTTTCACGCATTCTGCGCCGTATGTTTTCACGGTCTTTACTTCCTCCAAGACCACCGGCTCCAACGGTGAAGAACTACGCATAATCCACCTTTGAGACTCCCGGGAATCTTTCGGACGGTAAAGGGTGCCCTTGCCTATTGCGTTGGAAACCAAATCTTCGGCAAGCGACCAGTTGAAACCGTCTTTCATTTCCTCGTTTAACAGCACTTTCGTAATAATGACTTCCGAGAGACCAGCTTCCCCTTTGCACGTGATTTCTTTATCTGTTTCCCCTTTGCCAATATGTTGATTGAAAACGCTTGCCCAATTAGGATAAGTTAGATCTTCCCGGCACGCTTCAAAGATCACACCGGAAACCTTGTTTTGAATAACACTCAATAAAGTATTCTCATTGCCTTTCCATCCGAACATTTCCCGGAAACCAAGCTCGGTGAACTCGAGAACGTGCATAGATTTGCCGGTAGTTGCTACAAGGTGCACCGTGTCGGGAGTGGAAAAATCCACAAATACTTTCTCTTTAAACTTCCGATACTGATCTTTCTCGGTCGCTTTAAGCAACCATCGCAAATATTGCGTTGCCTTTCGATCGGACGTTGTAATGAGTTCGTTTTGTTTTTGTTCTTGTTTTGTCATAGTTTTAAGGGAGCTTCATTAACTCCAAGCAACCCCCCGATCAAGCGAGGGGCTGGCGTGGAATCAACGCCAAAGCATTAAAATGAATTCTTTGCGCGATTTCAT